TGGATGATAGTGCTGAATTTGGTGTCTCAGGTAACACTAAGTTTAGTTCTGGTGGCGGTGGCGGTGGCGGCGACAGCGACAGCGACAGTGGTAGGCAGTTTATCCAAGGTGTTATTCGTGACAAAGCCACAGGTTATGTAACAAACCCCTACCCAAACAGTTTCTTTTCACGAATATTTGGTGCGGATAACGTAAGTTATCAGAACATAATCCCGCAGAACACGTTGAATAAACTAGGTGGTCTAGCGGAACAACGCTTCAACAATCCACAGATGGCAGTAAATCGTGGGTTTGGTACGCTGTTTGGCGGCGCAGAAGGTGAGATGACCATAGCTGGGCCGCGCACCGCTGGAATTCGACCACAGACTTTTACAGAAGGCGTTGGCGGGTTGTTAGCTAGTTTGGCAGTTCCTGGTGGCGGTATGCTGGAAAGAGCGGGGCGTACAGTATACGCTCCTGAAGGTTATCTACCTGAAGGTTACGAACAACCCGAAGGTGGGCTGTTAGAACAGTTTTTAGGTGGCTTTGGTGGACTACTTCAGCCAGCGCCAGAAACAGTGGGTAGAGCGGTGGGACAGGCTAGGGACACCGCAGCTTCTCTTGTAGACCAAGCGCGTCAAGGCATAGCAAGTGTTTTGAGAGACCCTGTGGCAGATGACATGGTTGCTTCTGTGTCCGCACCAAGAGGTGAGTTAAGTCAAACAGTGTCAGGTGGTCGATTTGAAGATGAATCGGCTAGACCTGAAGTATTTACACCTAATGTAACAACCATCACTTCAGGTGCGCCACCTTTTGCTAGAATGGAACTAGGACCCGCCGCAAGAGGAAATGTTTTACTTAATCAGTTGGGAATGAGAAAGGGAATAAGATGAAAATAGAAATAAAAATATCCCCAGAAAATCTTGATTTGCCAAAAGAAATACAAGACGGTATTCCTGTAGACCAGATGCAGGACGCTTGTCCTATTGCTACACAAGATGCTGAAGTAAATGAAGAAAACAAACGTGTTGCTATCGCCGAGCATCAGTACGGCGCACCAGTAAACCCGGAGGAAGTTTGTGGGGTTTGCTCTTCTTTTAACATTAGTCCTGAAATACAAGACTGCATGCAGGACGATTCTGGCGAAGTGGGCTATTGCCAGTCATTGAAATTTATGTGTTCAGCGGCTAATTCATGCTCTATCTTTGCTCCCGGCGGACCAATGACAGGCATGGATGATTAATGGATATCGTAGATTTTATAACAAAGTATCAAAAAGTCTTGAATAATCGTATAGAAGACATTAGTGTTTCTATAACCAGTGGTAGTATTACTGATATTGAAGACTACCGCGCAAGAGTCGGTGAAATACAGGGTGTCACCTATGCTCTTGACGAATTGAAGGCCCTGCTCGAAAAGGCTAAGTATATCGATGGCACTGATAGTACCTGAATACGTCCTCGCGCAACGCGCTGCTAAAGAAAAGGCTGAAGAAGCCGCAAAAGAAAAATCCCTTTCAGAACGAGTACCACAACCCACAGGATGGCGAGTTCTTGTCATGCCTTATATGGGTAAGGAAAAGACTGATGGGGGTATATATGTACCCGATGAATCCAGAGAACGCGAATCTCGCGCAACCGTTGTAGCTTATGTGCTCAAGGTAGGCCCTTTGGCGTACCAAGACAATGATAAGTTCGGCGGCGAGGCTTGGTGTAAAGAAGGTGATTGGGTATGTATTGGAAGATACGCCGGCTCTCGATTCTCAATCGAAGGTGGTGAAGTTAGAATCATCAATGATGACGAAGTTATTGCAACAATCGTTGACCCCGACGATATCAAAACGTATGGAGCATAGAGATGTTACCCGACGCAGAAGAAAAAGAAATTGAAGTTGTAGATGTGGGCACCGACGAGCAGGAAGTTGAGCTTGAAGGTGTTGAAAACATCGTGGAGTCTGAGGAAGCTACAGATGAAGCGGAACCAGTAAAGCAGGAAGACGAGCTTGAAGCCTATTCTAAAGGTGTCCAGCAACGTATCAGTAAGCTTACAAAAAAGTATCGTGATGAAGAAGCACAGAGAGCAGCAGCCGTTGAGTTTGCTGAGTCTGTTAAAAAGCAGAACGATGAACTAAAAGCACGTTTGGAGGCTTTAGACCAGTCTTATGTGGGGGAGTTCGGCACTCGTGTTGATTCTCAGATTGAGGCTGCAAAGCAATCTTATCAAAAAGCTTATGACGAAGGTGACTCTGAGGCTATGTTTGAGGCTCAGAAGAATCTTAGTAAGCTGGCGCTGGACCAAGCTCAACTAGAGCAGGCAAGGCGTACTCAGGAAAAAAGGTCTCAAGTTAGAGAAGAACCTGTTCAAGCTCAACAGCCTGTTCAGCAACCCGCTCCCGCGAAGCCCGACCCAAAAGCAGAAGACTGGGCTTCAAGAAATGAGTGGTTTGGCACAGACCAGACTATGACTTATGCAGCGTTCGGGGTTCACAGGACTTTAATTGAAGAAGAAGGGTTTGACCCGCAGTCCGATGAATACTATAATGAACTTGACAATCGTATGCGTACTGAGTTTCCACAAAAGTTTGGAAGCGCACCTCGCAAAGATACCGGACCCAGAGTCGCCTCTGCTGAGTCCACGGCCTCACGGTCGAAGTCACCAAAGGGGCGCAGAACAGTGAAGCTGACCCCTTCGCAGATTGCAATCGCCAAGCGTCTTAATGTTCCGCTTGAAGAATACGCAAAACATGTAAAGGAATAAGACATGACTGATTCTACAAAAAGAGCCTCACGGGACTCAGAAACTCGTGCAAAGACCACAAGACGCAAGTCTTGGGCACCGCCTTCAAAGTTGGAGGCACCTGAAGCTCCCGCAGGCTTCAAGCATCGTTGGATAAGAACCTCTATTCGGGGGGAAGACGATTCAATGAATGTGACATCAAAACTGCGGGAAGGTTGGGAGCCTGTACGGGCAGATGAATATCCTGAGTTAGCTGGTCAATACCCAACTATTCAGGAAGGCACAAATGCTGGTACAATTGGTGTAGGCGGTTTAATGCTTGCGCGAATCCCAGAAGAGACGGTCCAAGAACGAACTGAATACTACCGGGAGCAGACCCGCACACAAATGGATGCCGTTGATCAGAACCTAATGAGGGAACAACATCCTTCAATGCCTATCCATAACGATAGGAAAAGTCGTGTATCATTCGGGGGTAAAGATTGACCCCTTTAACTTACAAGGAGTAAGCAATGGCAAACTCAAATGTTGCCTTCGGCCTCAAGCCGATTAATACCGCTGGTAGCACTCCTGCTACTCAGGGTACTAATGCATATTTCATTGCTAGTAATGCATCAGCGATCTTTCAGGGTTCTCCGGTTAAATGCGTGAACGGTGGCGAAATCGCTATCGGCTCTGCAACTGGAGACACTGTAGCTTTTGTTGGTGTTTTTGCTGGTTGTGAATATGTTTCATCAGAAACAGGAAAGAAAGTCTTTTCTAATTACTGGCCTGGATCAGGTGCAGACACAAACTTCGATATTATCGGACATGTGTATGACAACCCGATGCAGCGTTTTGTGATTGCAACAGACGCAACTTTCACAGACCAAGCAACTGCTCGTGCAGCAATCTTTGAGAACACAATGCTCAATGGCGGCGCGTCAGGTAGTACAACTACAGGTAACTCTTCTGCAAAGATGGATGTTGCAACACTTGATTCTTCTAATGCCTCTCTTCCTTTGAAGATTGTTGGCATTCAGACAGATGTTGACAACGAAGATTATGCAGCAGCCGGTCTTCCTGTAATTGTGATGATTAACAACCACGCTTTGCTTCAGGCTGATTCTGAAGCAGCGATATCATAGGGAGGCTAACTAATGGCTATTTCTCGCGCACAACTCGCCAAAGAACTAGAGCCTGGTCTTAACGCTCTCTTTGGTATGGAATACAATCGTTACGAAGGCCAGCATGCTGAAATCTTCGACTCCGAGTCATCAGACCGGGCGTTTGAAGAAGAAGTAATGTTGTCAGGCTTTGGTGCCGCTCCTGTTAAACAGGAAGGTACTGGCGTATCATTTGATGATGCACAAGAAGCTTACACTGCTCGTTACAACCACGAGACAGTGGCAATGGCCTTTTCAATCACAGAGGAAGCAATTGAAGATAACTTGTACGATCGTCTAGCATCACGCTACACACGCGCACTTGCTCGTTCAATGGCACACACAAAGCAGGTTAAAGCTGCTTCAATCCTCAACAATGCGTTTACTGCTGGTGCTTCTGCCGGTGGCGACGGTGTAGCACTTTGTGATGCATCACACCCACTGACAAACGGCGGTACGTTTTCTAACGAGCCATCAACTGCAGCAGATTTGAACGAAACTTCTTTGGAAGACGCTCTGATCAACATTGCTGGTTTCGTTGATGAGCGT